GGAAAAGACAAAGTAAAAGCAACTCTTTATGATATCGCTGATGATAGTTCAACCAAGACAAGAAGAAACTATACTCTAAATCACTTTATTGAAAGAATTAAAATTTATAACGAAGAGAATTTTAATTATGAGATAATCACAATACAACTAAAGAAAAATGGGAATTGAAGACGACTTCTATGCAACAGTAAAATTAAAATCAGGTGAAGAAATCTTTGCAAAGATTGCAGCTTCTGAAGAAGAAGATAGAACTTTGTTATTAGTTTCTAATCCAATTATAGTTTCTGAAATTAAAGGTAGAAGTGGTATTGTTGGATATAAACTAGAACCCTGGTTAAAAACTACCACAGATGATATGTTCATTCTTAATCTAGATGACGTATTAACTCTATCAGAATCATCTGATATAGAAATGATCATGATGTATCAGAATTACATTCGTCAGTCAAGGAAAGAAGGAAATCATTCCAAGATTAATCGTAGAATGGGATATCTTGGAAATGTAAATGATACAAAAGAGATCTTAGAGAAACTCTATAAAAATAGCTAGAGCTAATCTTTTCAACCTCCACAAAGGTTATTGTAACGGATTTCAGATACCTTGTCAAGCATTTATTAAAGTGGTATAATCTATACATAATAATGATAAAAACTTATGATATCTACAGCAGTCATGACCAAGAGAAAGAGGTCAGAGCATTACGTCAACAACAAAGAGTTTCTTGCTGCTCTCATTAAGTATCGTGAAGACAAGGAAATCGCAGAGATTCAAGGAAAACCAAAACCTCCCATTCCTCGCTACATTGGTGAGTGTTTCTTGAAGATTGCCAATCACCTTTCATTCAAACCAAACTTCGTGAACTACATGTTCAAGGAGGATATGATTTCTGATGGGATTGAGAATTGTGTTCAATACATTCACAACTTCAATCCAGAGAAGTCACAAAATCCTTTTGCATACTTCACTCAAATCATTCACTACGCTTTCCTCCGTCGTATCCAAAGAGAAAAGCGTCAGTTAGAAATCAAGAACAAGATTATTGAACGGTCTGGATACAGTGAGGTGTTTGATGATAACAACACTCTTGACGGATCAAATTATTCAGACTATAATAGCATCAAAGATAATGTCCATAGTAAACTTCGGTATTGAATGAAAGTTGCTATTATTACCGATCAACACTTCGGAGCTAGAAAGAATTCAAAACTCTTTCATGATTACTTCTTGAAGTTTTATAATGATGTTTTCTTTCCCACATTAGAGAAAGAAGGTATCACTACAGTTGTTGATATGGGAGATACCTTTGATAGTCGCAAAGGTATTGATTTTTCTGCTCTTTCATGGGCTAAAAATAATTACTATGACCGACTCCAACAAATGGGAGTAACGGTTCATACGATTGTTGGTAATCATACTGCTTACTACAAAAATACAAACGAAGTTAATGCTGTGGATTTATTACTTCGTGAGTATGATAATGTCACAGTATATTCAGAGTCTACTGAAGTTAAACTGGGAAATCTAAATACTCTGTTTATTCCTTGGATTAATCAAGAAAATGAAGCAAATACTCTTAACACTATTAAAAATACATCTTGCAAGTGTGCGATGGGGCACCTTGAACTCTCAGGATTTAGAGTTAATAAACAAATCGTCATGGAGCACGGTTTGGAGAGCAAACTATTTGAGAAGTTCAAACTTGTCTTCTCGGGACACTATCACACTAGATCGGACAACGGTACCGTTTTCTATCTAGGAAATCCATATGAAATGTTCTGGAATGACGTGAATGACAAAAGAGGATTTCATATCTTTGATACGGAAACTCTTGAAAAGGTTGCAATAAACAATCCATATCGTCTTTTCTACAACATTTATTATGAGGACACTGACTATCAAACTTTTGATTCTCGTGAATATGAGAATAAAATTGTAAGGGTAATTGTTCGTAAAAAAACAGATACTAAAAAGTTTGAAAAGTTTGTTGATAAACTCTATTCATCTGGAATTGCTGAACTCAAGATTGTTGAGAACTTCCAAATCCAAGAGTCTGAAGACTTTGAAGCATTTGAATCAGAAGACACTCTTTCAATCTTGAATAGATATATTGAGGAGGCAGAAATTAGTCTTGATAAGTCCGTAGTTCAGAAGATGATTTATGAGATATATCAGGAAGCTTGTGAAATAGTCTAAGATGTTTATTCTAACAATAAATGGCAAAGAGGCAGAAGGAGCATATTCGGTAACTGATGACGATGGAGAACAAATCCTCTACTTGTTTGAAGAAGAAGATGATGCTGTAAGATATGCTATGATGTTAGAGGAAAATGGAAGTCCAGAAATGCATGTAATTGAGATTGAAGATGAAGTAATGATCAAGACATGCGAGATACATGATTATAGATATACGATTATTACACCTAATGACGTTGTGATCCCTCCTGAAGAACATGATTTTATTTGAAAAGATTCGCTGGAAAAACTTTTTAAGCACCGGTAATCAATTTACTGAAATTGACTTTAAAGAAAATTCAACTACTTTGATTATCGGCACAAATGGTGCTGGCAAGTCAACTGTTCTGGATGCTCTTACGTTCTCTCTGTTTGGAAAACCTTTCCGCAAAATCAATAAACCACAACTTATTAATTCAGTAAACGAAAAGGATTGTAAGGTAGAGGTTGAGTTTTCTATTGGAGATACAAATTGGAAAGTTGTTCGTGGAATCAAACCAGCAATCTTTGAGATCTGGAGAAATGGTGCTGCGTTGGATCAGTCTGCAGCTGCATTAGATCAACAAAAATGGTTGGAACAAAATGTTCTGAAAATGAACTATAAGTCTTTTACTCAGATTGTTATTTTGGGTAGTAGCACGTTTGTTCCTTTTATGCAACTTTCTGCTGCTAATCGTAGAGAGGTTATTGAGGATCTTCTTGACATTAAGATCTTCTCCTCCATGAACAATCTGATTAAAGAAAAGATCAGATCTATAAAGGAAGACGTTAAAATTTTAGAGTTAAAAAAGGAAACTCTGAAGGATAAAGTTCAAATGCAAAAAGACTTTATTGAGGAGTTGGAGAATCGCGGAAATGCAAATATAAACACCAATAAACAAAAGATTACCAATTTAGATGAAGAAATTGGTAATTATATGAAAGAAAATGAATCTTCAGAAGATCCTCTCAGAGCACTTATTCGTGAGCAAGATGCTATTACAGGATATGCTGAAAAATTGCGTAAGTTGGGAAATCTAAAAGGAAAGATCTCTCAAAAAGTATCTACTATTACCAAGGAGCATAAGTTTTTCACAGAAAATACGGTATGCCCTACATGCACACAGTCTATTGATGAAGAGTTTAGAATAAATAGAATTAAGGACGCTCAAGATAAAGCAAAAGAGTTGCAATCTGGTTATAAAGAACTGGAGGAGGCAATTAAAGAGGAAGAGGAGCGAGAGCGTCAATTCAATACTCTAACGAAGGAGATTTCAAAATTAACTAATGGTATTTCTCAAAACAATATTAAGATTAATGGATTACGGAGACAAATCCGAAATCTTGAATCTGAAATTCAAACTCTTACCGAGAACCTTGCAAACCGAAATTCTGAACATGAGAAGTTAGAATCCTTCAAAGACAATTTAAAAACTACATACGACGAACTCGCTTCTAAAAAAGACACAATCAACTACTACGATTTTTCGTATAGTTTGCTTAAAGACGGTGGAGTTAAATCCAAAATCATTAAGAAGTATCTACCGCTGATAAATCAGCAAGTTAACCGTTATCTTCAGATGATGGATTTCTACATCAACTTCACACTTGATGAGGAGTTTAACGAAACCGTCCAGTCTCCTATTCATGAAGATTTTTCTTATGCTTCCTTTAGTGAAGGTGAAAAAATGAGGATTGACCTTGCACTCCTTTTCACCTGGCGTGAGGTTGCAAGAATGAAAAACTCAGTAAATACAAACCTTCTAATTATGGATGAAGTGTTTGATAGTTCACTTGATGGATTTGGAACAGAAGAATTCCTTAAGATCATTCGTTATGTGATTAAAGATGCAAATATCTTTGTCATTTCCCACAAGACTGGGTTAGAGGACAAATTTGGAAGTGTCCTCAAGTTTGAAAAAGTCAAAGGTTTTTCCCGTATGGTGGCCTGATCCACCCAAGAACAATGAACACTCCAAACTGGCAACACAATTCTGGGAAACCCCAGAAACGAAAACTTAAACCACAAGCACTACGGCAAGCGAAAGCACGACTTGCCCAATTCAAAAAGCGTCACATGGGTCGTCCGAAGGGCGACCTTTCGTTGTATGATAGGTCCATACGAAACAAATCCGATGTCTGTCTCTCACGAAATCAAATCTCAACTTGCGAAACTGCTTGCTACTGAGGATTTGGTGGTGGAGCACAAGAAGGTTTCTACTGCTTGCTTTAACGTTCATACTCGTGTTCTGACCCTTCCTCTGTGGGAAAGGGCAAGCAACCTTGTGTATGACCTTCTGGTGGGTCATGAGGTTGGACACGCTCTCTTCACTCCAGATGAGCAATGGTTGGATAAGGTGAAAGTTCCTCAACAGTTTGTGAATATCGTTGAGGATGCACGTATTGAGAAACTGATGAAGCGTAAATATGCTGGTCTTTCTAAAACTTTCTTCAACGGTTACAAAGAACTGAATGAAGACGATTTCTTTCAGATTGCTGATGATGATATCTCTACTTTTAATCTTGCGGATCGCGTAAATCTTTATTTCAAGGTTGGTAACTTTGTTACTCTAGACTTCAATCCAGAAGAACAAGAAATTCTCAATTTAATTGCTGCTACAGAAACCTTTGCTGATGTTCTGATCGCTGCTGAAGAACTTTACAAATATTGTAAGAAAGAAAAGGAACAACAACAGAAAGTTGCTGACTTTGACTCTCATGAGCAACAGGGTGGAAATTCTCAGTCTCCTTCTAATGAAATTGTAGAGACTAATGACTCCTCTTCTGAGGAAGATGGTGAGAGCAATAACTCCCAAGAACAACCTGATGAAACTGGTTCTTACGGTGGCACCGCTCAGGGTAACCAGACTCCCACAAAATCTTCATCGGATAATGATGATCCAGAAGTTCGGACTGCTGATTCTTTGGAAGAAAAGATTCGTGATTTGGTCAATCATGATGGATGTGAGAATGTTTATCTGGAAGTTCCTCAACTAAATCTTGATACTGTTATCGGTAAGAATTCTGAAGTTCATAAAGAAATTACTAACTCTTTCCAACATCAACAGAAACTTCATGATGAGAATGCTAAAGATCGTGGATTTGTTGCAATAAATCTCTATAAAGAAACTGATCTTGAATTTCGGAAGTTCAAGTCTTCCGCTCAAAAGGAAGTCAACTATCTTGTAAAAGAATTTGAGTGTCGCAAAGCAGCAGATCAATATGCTCGTGCATCAACTGCTCGCACGGGTGTTCTTGATACTGCACGTCTTCACACTTATAAGTACAATGAGGATCTTTTCAAAAAAGTTTCTGTAATTCCTGATGGAAAGAATCATGGTCTAGTTTTTGTTCTGGACTGGAGTGGTTCTATGTCTGATGTTCTGATTGATACCTGTAAGCAATTGTTCAATCTTGTCTGGTTCTGTAAGAAAGTTTCCATTCCTTTTGAAGTCTATGCATTCACAAATGAATGGCGTCGTGGTGAGTATGACTATGAAACTGGTAAACATCTTGCCGCAGATCGCACACCTCACTATGAGAAGAAAGAAAGTTTGCTGGTTGTAGATGAAACTTTCTCCATGATGAACATTCTTACTAGCAAAGTTTCTGGTAAAGAACTAGAGCAGCAAATGCTTAACATTTGGCGTCTTGCTTATTGTTTTGGTAGGACTTATCATTCTCCATATACTTATCCTAATCGCTTGAGTCTTTCTGGAACTCCTTTGAATGAAGCTTTGATTTCTCTCCATCAAATTCTTCCTAAGTTTCAAAAGGAAAATAAACTGCAGAAAGTCCAATGTATTGTTTTGACTGATGGTGAAGCAAATCAACTCACTTATCATCGTGAAGTTAAGCGTGGATGGGAATCTGAACCATATCTTGGAAGTGGTTATGTAAATCCTTACACCACATTTCTTCGTGATCGTAAACTTGGATCTACTTATAAGATTGATTATGGGTATCATGCTTTCACCGACACTCTTCTTAAAAACCTGAAAGATAAGTTTTCTTCCACAAACTTTATTGGTATTCGTGTCCTTGAAAGTCGTAGCGCAATCCGATTCATTCAACTTTATCATCCTCAATCTGATAAGGAATGGGATAAAATTCAGAGTGATTGGAAGAAACTGCGTAGTTTCACTATTACTAACTCTGGTTATGATGCATACTTTGGTATGTCTGCAACTGCACTTGCTCAAGATACAGAGTTTGAAGTTGCTGAAGATGCCACCAAGTCACAAATCAAATCTGCGTTTGTCAAGTCTCTGAAGACTAAGAAACTAAATAAAAAAGTATTAGGAGAGTTCATCTCTTTGGTAGCATGAGAACATTCCAAGAGTTCATGGTCATAGCAGAAGGTATGACCATGAAAGATTTTAAAGCAAATCGTAGAAAGATTAAGCGTAGAGAAGCTTCTGCCGATGCCAAGAAGAGAGGGCACGTTGGTAAAGAATGGTATAATAGTGGTAGGACCTATTCTCCTGATGAAGCGAAGTTTGGTCGTGCAAAGATGGCTGATCATGAAAGAAGCACAAGAAAGCGTAGTGCTATAGATCCTGAGGCTGAGGATGATAACTACTCAGCAGATAAGACGAAGAATCCCAAGAAACTTCGTAAGCAAAAAGCGATGGGAGAACATGATTGATTTATGAAACAAAAATTCCCACTTGAACACGTCGTTAAATACGATACCAAAGAAATTTGGATTAAATGTAATAGCAGCACAACTGCTATGGGTATTCCAGCACTCGTAGAAAAATATTATCCAGGATATACTGGTCATATTGCTAGTGCTGACTACCTTGAGAAACTCAAGAACCAGTTGGTGAACTGACCACAGGGGTCCCAAGCGGACCCCTTTTTCGTTTATAATGACTAGGTTGAAACGAAACACACATGGCACTTTCCTCCGACTACATCCGCACTTCTCTTCAGAACCTGTATGGTAGTAACATCACCAGCGCAGATATTCGTGCGTGGTGTAATCTGAATGATGCTAACTATCAAACGGTTACTAAAAAACTTGATCAGTTTAAAACTGGTCGTGGTAAATGGAATCTGACTATTCAAGAAAAATTGGAACAAACCTATCAAGCACCTGCTGTAGTTCCTCCTGTAGAGCAAAATCTTATTCCCGAAAAAGATGATACCTTCGTCAAGTTTGGTAACTTTGGTGATATTAAAAAAATTATCCAGTCCTGTCTTTTTTATCCAACGTTCATTACGGGTCTTTCGGGTAATGGTAAAACGTTCAGTGTGGAGCAAGCGTGTGCTCAACTTAAGCGTGAATTGATTCGTGTAAATATTACGATTGAAA